ATGTGCCATAGAACAACTGGTTCAGGTGCATCGTTCACGCGAGATCATGGTTATCGTAATAACGCAATTCAGTATTGGGGTAAGCTATCATCAATCGATGAAATGATAGAAGATCTTAAGCGACGCAAAGCGTCTGGCCAAGCGTTGTTTACTTCTATTGGTAACCAACCACCGAGTCCACGTAAAGGAGTATCTTGCGTTGACTTTATGACAGATGAGCTACCTAAGCTTCTTGATGAGCTTATCGATTGGCTTCATGCTGGAGAAAAGAAAACACACAAACAAGTCGTCGACTATTTGAATGAACATAACGTTCGAGAAGGTCATAAGCGATTTAACTTTGTCTATGCTGCTTTTTCATATGATCTAGGTGATTATCATAAAGATCTTGTGGATGATATGTCCCACGGATATTTTGGTAATAACGCTGTACGATGCATGAAAGTTTTATCTTCTGGTTATACTACAGACGAATTCATGGATCTGCTGTGTGAGCGTATAGGTGGAGCGCCACGTGATAATGAAGATGTTATGTGTGACTTCGTAAGATTTGGTCAGAACTATGTCCCTCGTTCTGATAATACATTTGATCATGTTCCTTCTACAATTACTAACAATTCTGGATGGAACTCTGGATGGGAACAGAGGCAAGGTGCACCAAAGAATAGCGGTGTACAATTAGACGAATTCATGGTATAATATACTATCATTACAAATAAAGGTAAATGCAATGTCTATAATGGATAAACTCAAAAAGAACTCTAAGCTAGCTAATACCGAAGTTCTTTCAAAATCGAAATTCTTTGCTGAAAAGGATATGATTACAACTGAAGTGCCTATGATAAACGTAGCGCTTTCTGGTTCTGTCGATGGTGGATTAACTCCTGGTCTTACAGTTCTTGCTGGTCCATCTAAGCATTTCAAAACTTCTTTTGCGTTACTTATGGCAGGTGCATATATGCAAAAGTATCCAGATTCTATTATGTTGTTTTATGATTCAGAGTTTGGTTCTCCTCAAGCGTATTTCGAATCGTTCGGTATCGATGTTTCTCGTGTACTTCATACTCCTATCACAAACGTTGAAGAACTAAAATTCGATCTAATCAATCAGCTTGAAGCCATCGATCGTGAAGATAAAGTCATAGTTGTTATTGACTCTATCGGTAACCTTGCATCGAAGAAAGAACTTGAAGATGCTATGAATGAAAAGTCTGTAGCTGATATGTCTCGTGCTAAAGCACTCAAAGGTCTCTTCCGTATGTCAACTCCTTATTTGACTATGAAAGATATTCCGATGCTTGCTGTGAATCATACTTATCAAGAGATTGGACTCTTCCCTAAAGCTGTTGTTTCTGGTGGTACAGGCATTTATTATTCTGCCGATACTATATGGATTCTTGGTCGTCGTCAAAATAAGAAAGGTACTGAAGTAACTGGATATGACTTTGTAATCAACGTTGAAAAGTCACGATTCGTAAAAGAAAAGTCTAAGGTTCCTGTTACAGTATCATGGGAAGGTGGCGTAGAAAAATACTCTGGCTTACTTGAAGTTGGTATGGCTGGTGGATATGTTGTTAAACCTTCTAATGGTTGGTATCAAGCTATTGATAAAAAGACAGGTGAAATGATTGAACCGAAAGTTCGTGAAGCACAAACGCTAACTGCAGAATTCTGGGATCCAATCCTTGCTAATGAAGACTTCAAAGAATTCGTGAAGAAGCACTATACTATTGGTTATCGTTCTGAAATAGAAGGCGTTGATGTTGTACAAGAAGGGGAATATAGTGTATAATATATCTACACATGACTATGAACGAATCGAATTTATTGAAAATTCTAATCATGACTCATTCAAAATATTAACGGGTAAGTACTCTGGGACAGTCATCACGTACGGAAAAATAGCAATAACTGAACCTACTAATCCAGACATAGATGAAGCAACACTATCTTTTGAGTACGTTGTTAATAAAGCTCCTTCTGGTATTGATGAAACTTTTTTAGAATCAGATAGTGACTTTAATAACTATCTAGGTGATATGCTTCAATGTATTATTACTGAAGCTTTAGATAATGATAATTACGCAATTGGTAATAAGGAAAACAATGACAATCCAGACGACAATTTTACGAAATCTATTAACTAATGATGATTTTACACGTAAAGTAGTTCCTTTCTTAAAGAAAGAATATTTCGAAGGTGAGCATAAAATCACCTTCGATCTTATCTTATCCTTTGTTACAAAGTACAATAAATTACCTACAGTCGAAACGCTAAAGATTCAACTCGACGATGTCAATCTCAGTGATAACATGTATACTGATATTAGCACGTTGATTAATGAATTGTCTACTTCTGAAGAAAAGCCTGATCTTTCTTGGTTGCTTGAGCAAACCGAAAAGTGGTGTCAAGATCGTGCAATACATCTTGCTATCATGAAATCAATCTCTATCATTGACGGTAAAGATCCAGAGCTAACAAAGAATGCATTGCCAGAGTTATTACAGAATGCTTTATCAATTGCATTTGATACACACGTTGGTCATGACTATACGAATGACATAGAAGAGCGGTATGACTTCTATCATAAAGTCGAAGAAAAGATTCCATTCGATCTAGATTACTTTAATCAGATTACGAAAGGTGGACTACCTAAGAAGACTTTGAATATAGCTCTTGCTGGTACTGGTGTAGGTAAATCGCTGTTCATGTGTCATGTTGCTGGATCTGTTCTTGCTCAAGGGAAGAACGCATTATACATTACTATGGAAATGGCAGAAGAAAAGATTGCTGAACGTATCGATGCAAACTTATTGAATGTTGCGATTGATCAGTTACCTAACCTATCAAAAGAAATGTTTACTTCGAAGGTAGGTAATATTGCAGATCGGTTCCAAGGCAAATTGATCATTAAAGAATATCCTACTGGTGCAGCTCATGTTGGACATTTCAGGGCATTGCTCAAAGAGCTTCAGCTAAAGAAAAACTTTAAGCCTGATATTGTTTTTATCGACTATCTTAATATTTGTTCTTCATCTCGAATGAAAGGTATGGGCGGAGCAATTAACTCTTACTCATACATCAAAGCAATCGCTGAAGAAATTCGTGGTCTTGCAGTTGAGTTTAATGTTCCTATTGTGTCTGCAACACAAACAACACGTTCTGGCTTTTCTAACTCAGACGTCGGTCTAGAAGATACATCAGAATCATTCGGTCTACCCGCAACAGCTGACTTAATGTTTGCATTGATTAGTAACGAAGAGCTTGAAAACCTTGGACAAATACTAGTTAAGCAATTGAAGAATAGATATAATGATCCAAGCTCAAACAAACGCTTTATTATAGGCGTTGATCGTAGTAAGATGAAGCTATTTGATGTTGAACAGTCAGCGCAGAATCTTGTAGATTCAAATCAGACTAATCAGAATACTTCATATGTGAATAACAATCCATCTAAATTTGAGGGCTTTAGAGTATGACAGCAAAACTAATTAACTATTCACAGGTTCCAGTTGATCCTGATATAGAATACCCTGATAAGAAAAGTCTGCTAGAACTTATTGCGTTTTGTGCTAGGGTATCTAATCCCGCAAATCAAAGTAATCCAAAGACAGCCGAGAAGCTAGTTAAGTATCTTATTAAGCATAAGCATTGGTCTCCATTAGAAATGGTGTCAGCTTGTGTTGAAATTGAAACTACGCGTGATATTGCACGCCAGATACTCCGCCATCGTAGTTTTAGTTTTCAGGAGTTTAGTCAACGTTATGCTGATCCAACTGAAGACTTAGATTTTACGTTGCGTGAAGCACGTTTGCAAGATACATCGAACCGTCAAAACTCTATAGACATCGATGAGCTATCTGGTCCAGAAGGGCAACAACTACAAAAAGATTGGCAAGCAATTCAGTACCAAGTAATACATGAAGCAAAGATGGCGTATCGCTGGGCTATTGAAAACGGTATTGCGAAAGAACAAGCCAGAGCGGTTTTGCCGGAAGGCAATACTATATCTAGAATGTATGTAAATGGTACGTTACGTTCATGGGTTCATTATATAGAATTGCGCTCATCAAATGGTACTCAGAAGGAACACATCCAGATTGCAAGAGAGTGTGCGGCTGAGATTGCTAAAGTTTTTCCTATGATTCGCGAACTGGCAGGAGAAGAATATGTCTAGTATAATGTATTCGTTGTGGCATAATGAAGATCCTGATATGCGCGTTCATGTAATTAATGAAGGTAACATATTTAAGTTAGAGTATTATAAATCAGGTAAGCTTATTCAGAAAGAAGAATTTCCTGGTAAGCATTTAAGTTATGTAGTCTCAGCTGCGGAGAATTGGGCAGAAGGTATTAAGGTAATCTAATGTTTCATGAAATCACTTGGCCAGATGGCATCGGTTTAGACTACGAAGCTTTTTTAAAGCTAGAAGAAGATCCAGTACGCCCACACATTCCAAAACTTGTTCGATATACGGGCAATAGACACACGTATTATCTTACAAACGATGATCAAGGCAGATCGAAAGAAATTGCGGCTATAGTTTGTGTTGCTATAAATAATGTATTAGCAGAAGATGAAATTGATTTGTTTTCTTTCTCAGAGCTTGAAACAGAAAACACATACGCGCATCTTTATACTATATGGAGTTATGTGCCACGTGCCGGTAGAAACCTTGCTCTAAAGACAGTTGAGCATATAAGGGAAACCTACAGTAACGTAAATCGAATACTTACGCTTAGCCCTAAAACTGATTTAGCTAGAAAATTTCATTTGTCTAATGGTGCAATTGAACTGAAGACAAATGAAACAACCGTCAATTTTGAGTATAGGATATAATAATGTATTTAGATCTATGGATGATAGGCGTAATGTTTATTTGGTGGCTACTTAGCGTATATGGTATAGCTAAGCGAGAACAAAGAACCTCATTTGATGTCGGATTAGCTTTAGGAATTACTGCAACAATAGATTATATCAAACCAAGTATAACCCCATCACATGATCAAATAAGGGAACATTTAATTAAAATATTAGAAAAAGAAGAGGTGTAACGATGTACGAATATAAAGCAAAAGTGCTTAAGGTAGTTGATGGAGATACCGCAGATGTGGATATCGAACTTGGATTTGACATAGTACTAAAAAAACAACGCGTACGCTTTATGGGAATTGATACTCCTGAAAGTCGTACAAGTGATGAAGTAGAAAAGATCTATGGAAACATGTCTAAAGATTTTGTTAAGGGCTTTCTTAAGGTTGGCGAATATGTCACACTAAAGACCTTTAAGGATGATCGGGGTAAGTTTGGACGTATCTTAGGAGACTTCTCTGTATACGACACAGAGAAAGATCGTTATGTTGATCTCACCAAACTGATGATTGAAAAGCACCTAGCTGTCCCATATCACGGCCAAAGTAAAGATGACATTGTAGAACAGCACCTCAAAAACCGAGTTATTCTAACAGAGACGTCAGAGATGTAACATTTGAGGCCCTTATAAATCAATAACTTAGGATTTAGCCATTTTAAGTTATTGATTTACATAGAGAAAATATATTGCAAAAAGTTACAATTTGTTACAATTTAAATCTCTTTATAAATCAACCACTTAGGAATTCAGTTTTCTAAGTGGTTGATTTCTATGGAGAAAATAAATTGTACATTCTCGTCTGGATGGGGTATAATTACCATACAAAATAAGCAAAGAGACAAGATTATGACCTACATTATGTTCAACGTTGATCGACATTCAGACAAGCGCACCTTTGAGACTCTCCGCGGTGCTAAGATTGCCCGAGCGGCTGCAAACAAAAATTCAAACAACGTCTACGAGGTTGTCTCGGTTGAAGAGTTCGAAAGCAACATTGTAAAAATGGTTGAAAAGACAAACCTCTTATCTGGTGAAAAGTTCATGGAGCGTTCAGATACTCCTTATTACTGCTCACCTTCTTCTGAAACTTTTTGGAGTGCCTAAAATGAAAAGAATTTCTAATAGCTATGTTACTACTCTCGATCCAATGTCTGCTAACGATATGCAGACTCTCGAGATGCTTAGAAAAACAGTTCGTATGATGAACGAACTTGCTAGGGACACAAAGCGTGTGGTTGTCCGTGGTCGTAGACCGATCGTGAAGAAAGAAGTTCACAACATCTACACTGGGAAAACCCGCACTCTCTCGTACGACTACTGTGGAAACGTAGTCGGTGGATTAGCAAATGCTAGTTCATATGACGTTTACATTTATTAATTTGATAAGGAATATATTATGACTAAAACTTACAACGATTATCATTCTGAAAATGAAGCTCTTGTTCAAGGAATGCTAGATGCAATTTCAACCAACAGAAATGTTAATGACATCTTTGATCGTGGCTACCTAATTAGCTTTTTAGCTGGTGCTATGATGGATATACCTGAACTCAAAGAAAGAGTTGAAGGACGTATCATCGATACAATCAAATTGAAAGCGGCAAGCGCTGCTTAGGATAATCTTATGGTTATAACCATGTATGAAGGAGTGCACAATAAAAAAGAGCGTGCACTCATCGATGAAATTACTGATTTTGTTGCCGATAGAATGTTTCCGCGACATGTCTTAGAAATCACGTATCGCATAATACCTAACCTAGAAACAAAGGAAGGAATTCAAGGCGATACTATTTGGGAAGATTCTCAGTATAGACCTAGAGACTTCTGCGTTCGTTTGAATAAGGGATATAAAAATAAAGACCTAATTACACTCATTATACATGAGCTAATCCACGTTAAGCAGTTCTTGAGAGGTGAACTAAAACATGAATGGGTTCCAAACAAAGGAATCTATAGGGAAATATTTAAAGGGAAAGATATAACTAACGTTAAGTATATGAATAAGCCATCAGAAAAGGAAGCATATAAATTACAAGAAGTTCTTTATAACGAATTCATCAACCGCTAAAACGTATAAATAGTATCATACATTTCAAATTTTATGGGAACTATTGCTTATGTTAAGGTTTGTTTCGTATCTCAACGAAGCTTACTCGTTCTTTCCAAAGACCGAGGATGAGATCCGTAGTGGATTAAGCGGATGGGATGAAAATCGAATAGAAGACGCAGTAAAGCTATTATCTTTTTTAAAGGGTAAATTTCCTTCTATTGATACTCCTATAAATTTTGATCTGAAAGTGCCTGGAATGGTTAACGTATCTAGGGCCTTTTCTGACGATATCTCTATTGCAGACATTAAAAGCGGATCTGGCATTAGCTCCTTTAACATCAAATACGGAAATGGTTCATCAGGAAACCGTGGTGTTAATAACCGCGGCAATCTCTTTGAACCGGAATTTGCAAATGCATTGAATGCATGGTGGGCTGGCGAAGAAGTGTCCGATGCTGGAATGTTAGCAGCAATACAAGACCTAGATAAAACTTATGACATTAGTAATGCGAAAACCCTTACTATCGATGTCGTAGGTGGAGAAAACACAAAACGTCCTCTTCAGTTTGGAAGCAAAATTGTTCTTTCAAACACTAAAGGTTCTGGGAACGACATTGGTTCATCAGTTACTGATATTACATTAACTATTGACGGTAAACCCGTTTACCTCAGCCTCAAGCTAGGTGGTACAACAACATTCTTCAATGTCGGCGTTCGTACTATTCTCACTCCAGCAGAAATTAAATCAAAGAACATAACTAATAAAAATGGCCTTAAGTTACTAAAACTATTTGGCATAGATCCAGTTATGTTTTGTGATGTATTTAACGGAGATCTTACTAAAGCAGTTGTAGAGAGAAATGCTAAGGTTGATAAAGCAGGCCTGCAAGCATTACTTGAATCAGGAATTGGCTACGGTTATCACGTGATACATAAAAAAGGTGGTAACATCGATAGCTATCAATTAGATAAAGCTAAGATGGCAGCCTCGGCTAAACCAGGTAATGTTACTATCTACTATGGTGGTAAAACTGGTAAGGGCAAGAGAATTAACATTGAGTTCGAATCACAGTATTATACGTTCAGTATAAACATACGGGATACTCAAGGAAAAGACGGATATCCTACACGAATGATGTGCGATTTTAAGAGTAAATAAAATGATAAAGTTTAAACAATATTTGTCAGAAGAAAAAAATACGCACATGACTCACATCGAAGATCAGGTTATCTATGGTGGTGTAAAAGGTGCACGCAATGCTATACTTGCATTACGCTCTTTAAGGGACATGTTAGCTGGGTCAGCTGCATCAGCCACTGATGTAACTGTCAAGTGGGATGGAGCTCCTGCAGTCTTTGCTGGTATCGATCCATCAGATGGACAGTTCTTTGTGGCTAAAAAGGGTATTTTTAACAAGAATCCTAAGGTGTATAAGTCGCATGCTGATATCGATGCTGATACATCTGGCGATCTATCAAACAAGCTCAAGATCGCATTCGATGAGATGAGTAAGCTTGGTATTACTGATGTTGTTCAAGGCGACATTATGTTTACTCAATCTGATTTGAAAACTGAAACAATAGACGGATCTAAGTACATTACTTTCCATCCGAATACAATCGTTTACGCTGTACAAGATTCTTCTGCAGAAGCAAAGAAGATAAAGGCAGCTAAGATTGGAATTGTTTTCCACACGTCGTATTCGGGCGGAAGCTTTGAAACAATGACGGCTAACTATGGCGTTGACGTATCTAAATTCAATAAAGTTTCTACGATATGGGCACAAGACGCTGAACTACGAGATCTTTCTGGTACAGCAACATTAACAAAGGCTGATACTGATGAAGTAACTAAAGCCTTATCGATTGCTGGAAAAATATTTAATAGCATCGCATCATCTACTCTTAAAGAGTTAGAAAAGAATTCAGAATTTTCTGGAATGATTGAAACGTTTAACAACTCTATGGTTCGTAATAAGACACAGATTACTGATACTAAGAAGCATGTTGATAACCTAATTAATTGGATATCTGAAAGGTTCAATAAAGAAGCTGATAAGCGTAGTTCTGAAAAGGGTAAACAAGCTCAATTTGCAAAGCGTGATGAAATACTTAAGTTCTTTAGCCCGCAAAACAAAGCAAATCTTAAGTTAGTATTTGACTTACAAAAAGCAATTGTTGCGGCTAAATTGATACTTATTAATAAGCTTAATAAATTAAAAGATATAAATACCTTTGTAAAAACAAAAAATGGATTTAAAGTGACCGGTCATGAAGGCTTTGTTGCTATAGATCGAACAGGTGGTGGAGCAGTAAAGTTAGTAGATCGATTAGAATTTTCGACTAATAACTTTGATCCAAATATAATAAAAGGTTGGGACACTCCGTCTCGATCTTAATGGGAAATGCATATGTATTCTTTTAAAGACTACTTAGCTGTAGACTATACACAAACAGGCGATGAATTGCTTGCGCTTAAAGCAAAAAAGCGTAAGCGTGCAGATACGACCGGTCCAATTGAAAACGCCAAAACGAAAAATGATAAGTCTTTAGGAGAAAACGATGCCAGCAATTAAATCGTTTTCTGACTTTTTAGTTGAAGAAACTAAAGAAGTTGTTTTTACTTTTGGCCGGTTTAATCCACCGACGGTCGGCCATGAGAAGCTTATTACCAAAGTAGCATCTATTGCAAAAGGTAATAACTATCGCATATACGCTTCTCAATCATCTGATCCAAAAAAGAATCCATTAGATTATGCAACTAAAATTAAAGTAATGCGTAAGATGTTTCCTAAGCATGGTCGTAATATTATTCTCGATAAAAATGTAAAAAATGCTCTAGAAGTATTGACTCAGCTATACGATCAAGGATTCACTAAGGTAACAATGGTCGTTGGATCTGATCGAGTTAATGAATTTACTGCATTGGCTAACAAGTACAATGGTCAAAAATTACGTCATGGTTTCTATAATTTCGAAGGTGGCGTAAATGTAGTATCGGCTGGTGAGCGTGATCCTGATGCTGAAGGTGTTGAAGGTATGTCAGCATCTAAAATGAGAGCTGCTGCAGCAGATAATGATTTCTCTTCTTTTTCAAAGGGATTACCTTCTGGGTTTAAAGGCGGTCAGGAATTATTTGACACTCTTCGCAATGCAATGGGTATTAAAGAATCGTCTGAATACCATAGGCATATCCAGTTAGAACCGATTTCTGAAAAGCGTGAAGCTTTTGTAAAAGGTGAATTGTTTGAAGTAGGTAATCAGGTTGTAATTAAAGAATCTGGTGAAGTAGGAACTATTTCTGTACTTGGCGCTAACTATGTTATAGTTGAAACTACAAACGGCAAATATCGCAAATGGTTAGATGCGGTTGAGTCTATCGCTGATAAAGTAAGAGGATAAAAGATGTTTAAGATTCGTGAAGCAGTTGATTTCATGTCTGCTGGTAAATATACAACTGTTATGCATCCTAAGACAAGAAAATTAGAAAAAATTCTAAAGACTGATTTAAAGAAATACGTGATGAAAGGATACCAACATATGGGCCCAGTAAAAAATCGCGTCACAAAAAGTATGTTCGAAGAAGGCCAGATAGCAGAAGCTCCTGAAGACAATATGCCTGCATCTCCGGATGAAGCTGGCATGGCGATGGACCAAGCCAAATTTATTGCTTACGTTGCGAATGAAGTTTCTGAGTATATTGCTGGAAATAATGAGTTTCCTGAGTGGATGCAGAATAAGCTTACTGGATTCCATGAGAAAGCAAAAGATATGCACGCTGTCATGGCTGGCAAATATGAGTCAGTCGAAGAGTCTCTTGATGAAGCTGCATATAAAGTTCCTAGTAACTATGCAGCAATTAAAGCTCGCCTTAATAAAAAGGCAAAAGTAACTGATACACAAATCAATAAAGTGCTCGGCCCAACTAAGAATGCTCAACAAGGCGTTGAAGCATTGAAGAAAGCATTTAAAGTTAATGATGATGAAGCGAAAGCTATGATCGCACGAGTTATGCCAACTGAAGCTAATCGCGGATCAGATTCATACCGAGTTAAGTATAAAGGCGACATTAATACAGTCCGTGCTGATAGTCCTGAAGATGCTTTGAAGAAGTCTATGAAGGCTTTTGGTATTGGCTCGATGAACAAAACAGATTACATGAAAAATGCATCTGCAATCTCAGAAGCTGTAAAGATTACGGAAAAGCCTTTTGACGAGAAGCTCGAGGTTTCAGATGGTCTTGATCAGTGGATTAAAGACTTCCAAGCATCCGATGCTCCCCAGTTTCAAGATAAAGATAAAGAAGAGCGTCGCAATATGGCAATCGCTGCTTATCTTGCTGCAAAGCGTGAATCAAAAAAAGGTGGAAAAGAAACCGAAGAATCTACTAAAGCATACGGTAAGTCGATGGATGATGTAAAGAAAAAACATATATCTGATAAAGACAAAAAGACTTTAGGCAAGCTTGCTGACTTAATG